AGAGCAAGGACCTACTTATCAGCGGGACTGAAGTAGAGCAACTTTACACGAGCCTTGTCGAGGGTATCAAAGGGTCCACGAAGTACTGAACTGGGTTGATGTATGAAATTAGCAGCGTGTGCGTGGGCAAAAGGGGCCGCATATGCTATGGGAAATTACCTGAAAATTACCTGGTTTAGAGCACCAGGTAATCGGGGCTTACGAGGGGGAATTACCTGGATTACCTGGATTACCTACAAAATTTATTCTTAGCGTACCTAGGGCTACTTTACGTAAATATTTTCAGACTAGGCCCACCAGGTAATAGGTAATAAAGGTAATAGTTGTTAGCTAGCAGGGGGAGTGATATTTGCCTTCCCTCGCTGCTCGACAAACAGGTAACGGCCAGGTAAAGTTCATAAAACTGTCGGGTAGGGACCATTAAAACCTGCTGGGACGCGCATAAAACTGTCGGGTAGGGCCCATTAAAACCCCCGACGACGCGCACCTGCGTGCTGATGTTTCCCCTTTCGGGGCAGTATGTTCCCTGCCGCACATCACACCCAATCCAGTTCATTTGCTGGTCCCATTAGTCACAATCCAATCAATTTATGAACCCCCCATAAAGCACTTCTAGCGCACGCAAATGTGGGGCACACAGCTGCTCAGCATCCCTGGTGGTGATGTACACCCATGTGTACGTAGCATACCCATACCCCCATGTGTATCGCACGCAAATGCGTGTGCCGGCTCCTAGCGTGTTTTGCCGGCCACGTCTATAGGGGTTTCCCCTAGTATAAATTAGGGGTGCCACTCTAAAATAAATCGCGTGAAACACGCGTGAAACACGCGTTTTTCACGTTATAATACCCTCGGTGCGATAGAAACCGAATTCCCGGTTTCACGCAACCACGGAGAAATCTCATGAGCTACCTTTTCTTGGCTAACGCATCCATCGAAATCACCACCGCCGCAGGCATCGCGAAGACGTATGACGTCAAGGTCCGTTACTACAAAGTCGTGCCTAAGCGCGCCCCCAACGGGCTTCTCACGGTCGATGGCGCAGCCCCTACGGAGTTTCGCCTCACTCGTGGCGCAGGACTCGGGAGCGTGCCGAAGTCGTACGTATACTTCATGTATGGCGAACGCACGGCCTACGCAGAGCTGAATGACGAGGCATTCGCATCCATCGTGGGGTCCACGGTCAAAATCACCACGGTCGCCCCGGTGGCTGCAGAAGCCCCCACGGAGGCACCTAAGGATGCGGCCCCTGCGCCCGTAGAGCCAGCGCCTGCCGTCAAGGCAGAGCGCAAGGCTCGCCGCGTCAAGGCGTAACCCGCAAGGGGCATACGGCCCCTTCTAGCCCCTGCGCCAGCCATGGCCCAGGGGCTTTGTCTCACCCAAGCACCACACTTGGGTGTGCCATGCTGTGTTGTGCTCCGAGCGAAGCGAGGCTATTAAATGGCTGTTTAGATGCTGGATTGTGGAGAAAGAGGCGGGGCGGGGTGGGTCGCGGCGGGGCTGGACCACGACTTAGACCTGGCAGGTTTTTACACATTTACGTTGAGAGCTGAGTATCTCAGTATATTTCCACACATTTTTACGCATTCTCATAGTCATTCCTGTGATTATTCGCCTATCTAGGTACGCGGACCTCCCCGACTTTTGCCCGTAGTCCGTATGACTCCCCATTAAAATGCTTTGTTGCCCCCGTCAGGGGACAAAAGAAATTTGCCTTTACTTCCCCTATCCGCAGGGGGTATAATCCGCTGTATGACCCCCACCGCCGTCACATCACAACAGATTGCTGTTGATGACCCCCCTTCGGACCTTCAGCAGTTGGCCAACGAGCTTGTCTCTGACGATGCTAAAATGGCCTTTTATACGGCTGTTTGCGACCAGAAGGACTTGACGGACCTCCAGAAGCTCATGGAGCAGGGGTTGTTCGGCAAGAAGCTACCCCAGCCCCTCAAGGGGCAGAAAGCTGCTAATGCCTTCCAGCAGGCATTTGAACTCATCGGGGGTGTACCCCGACTGGCCTTGTGGGCGGATAAAAACCCGTCAGCATTTTTTGCCCTGTACTCAAAGATGATCCCGTCAACGATCAAAGCTGAGGTGGATACTACGCTGCGGATTGAGCTGAAGTATTCTAATCCAGCCTTTAATCAGCAGGATGCTATTAATGCTGCCCCGTCAGGGGTGGCTTTCAATCAACAAGTTATTGACGTCGCGGAGACTGTCGATGCCAAGCAATGACCTGACCCAGTATCGTGGACCGTTCCTCAAGTCCGCTGACTCCCAGCCCAATATGCACCCGCTCGCGGCGGCTCTGAGAGGAGTACTGGACCAGGAGGAGCCTGGGTCTGTCCTTGACCCCCAGACGCAATCAAATAAGTCGATAAACAACGCGACTAATATTTCTTCCCTCGTGAGCAATCTCATCCCGTCCAAAGGGGCAATGGGCCTTGCTGGTACGTTTATTGGCCCCAAAGCGAGAACATGGAACGCCAAAGCAGCAGAAGAGGCAATACGTCTCCTGCGGGCGGGTCATGACCCCGAGCGGGTGCGGCAGCTCACGGGGACGTCATTGTTCCCTGATAAACAACTGCGGCAGGAGATAACTGACCACGACGCTATTCTGTTGAGTAGCCTCCGGCCTGATATTAAGACCCCCTACGCAGGCTCCCCGCTGGGTAGCATCCTACACCACCCTGGGCTACAAGCAGCGTACCCGGACATGCTCCGCGATACGTCAGCCCGTATAGCTTATGCCCCAACGACATCGGGTGTGTACCAGAACAATAAAATCAAGGTGAACGCCCCGGACCTGTCCAAAGGAATGTCTACCACCCTCCACGAGGTACAGCATAACGTGCAGGACTTGGAGAATTTCGCCAGAGGTGGCTCCCCAGAAGAGTTCAGGACGGCAGCAGAGTGGGTGGCACGAGCTATGGGTAAAGATGCTACGTGGGCGAGGCAAAAAGCCTATCAGGACTACCTCAGAATGGCGGGGGAAGCAGAAGCACGGCTGGTGCAGCAGAGACGGATGCTGACCCCAGAAGAGCGTCGGTACACACCGCTAAATTGGGATATCTCCCCAGAGCAGCAGATCGTCAAATTCTACCGGTAACGTCCAGTGTCTATCCTTGAGTATACCGCCCGCAAACAATTTATACCGTTCCATCAACGGGTAGAGCGGTGGGCCAGTCTCAACACCCATCGGCGGGCGGGGAAGACGGTTGCGCTGATAAATGACATGATTGAGAAGTCATTTATGTGCCCCCACCGTAAGCCTCAGTATGCCTATATTGGTCCGACATTTACTCAGGCGAAGCGTATTGCGTGGGTCTACGCCAAAGACTACACAGAGAAGTATTGGGCCAAGCCCCCGCAGGAGTCTGAACTCAAGATCACGATGAAGAACGAGGCCACTCTGCACATCCTCGGTGCAGATAACGCTGACGCTCTCCGGGGTATGTATCTCGACGGGGCTGTGATGGATGAGTACGCCATGTTCCGCCCATCGGTATTCAGCCAGGTCATACGACCAGCACTGTCTGACCGGAACGGCTGGGGGGTATTTGCTTCCACCCCCCGCGGCAAAAACCTGTTCTACAATACCCAACAACAGGCTGAGAAGGATCCAGCGTGGTACGCCCTGACTCTCAAGGCATCACTATCGGGGATTATCTCCCCACGGGAGTTGGACGAGCTCAGACGGCAGATGGACCCTGAGGAGTTCGCCCAGGAATATGAATGCTCCTTCGACGCGGCGCTCAAAGGCGCCATCTACGCTGCTGAAGTTGACCTTATGTTCCGCGAGCGTAGAGTGGTCCCTATTGGCGATCCCACTCTGTACAACCCCTCGCTGGCCACTAATTTTGTCTTTGACCTAGGCTTTACTGACGCCACTATTCGTATTGGATGGCAGGTGTCCGACGGCAAGATCAAGATCGTAGCGTGTAAGGCCACTACTGGGGTAGACATCTTCCAGCACATCGAGGAACTGCATGAGTTCCCCGGAGAAATTGGAGACGTGTGGCTACCCCACGACGCCAAGGCAAAGAACCTCCAGACCGGCCTGTCCATCGTGGAGCAGTTTCTCAAAGAGGGTATCCGCCCACGTATTGTACCCTCCCATAAGGTGCGGGACGGCATATCGGCAGCGCGGAAGGTGTTCCCTACCGTATTTATTGAAGAGTCAACGACAAGCGATTTGGTTGAGGCGCTCAAGGCGTACCGCAGAGAGTGGAATGACGACCTCGGCATGTTCTCGGATCGCCCCGTCCACGACTGGGCCTCTGACTACGCTGATTGCTTTCGCTACCTCGCCATTG